TTTGACAGTATAAGATACTCTCTATGTTATCATACCCAAATTGGGTAATGATAATGGTCATAACATTTAACTTTCCCAACCCCCACATTCGTATTATCCTTTATCTATGTGGGGGTATTTTTTTTATACAAATGCCAAAAACAAAAATAAAAGATGCAGCAGACACTCTTTTGGCACTTCGTAATGACCCTGTGCTATTCGTAAGGACATGCCTACAGGCAGAACCTCAGAAATGGCAGAGAGAGGCATTAGAAAATATCGCCAAACATAATCGTCTGTCTATACGTTCAGGTCACGCAGTGGGGAAAACCACGTTGCTCTCGTGGGTAATATTGTATTGGTTAACCACACGAGCACCTTGTAAAATTGCGTGTACAGCGAACAGTGCATCTCAGCTAGAACAAATATTATGGTCTGAAATCCAAAAGTGGCACAAGATGATGCCTAAGGGATTTCAAGACGAGTTTGAGTTTCGAACAGATAAAATCACACTAAAAAACGCACCTGATAGTTTTTGTGTGGCAAGAACAAGCAGAAGAGAGAATCCTGAGGCATTGCAAGGATTCCACTCACCTAACATGCTTTTTATTATCGATGAGGCATCAGGTGTACCTGACATTATATTCGAGGTAGCACAAGGTGCAATGTCCACTCATAATGCCAAAACAATTATGGTGGGTAACCCTAATAGGGCATCAGGATTCTTCTATGATGCGTTCTACAAAAACTCTGAGGCATGGAAAACAATGACAGTGTCCTGTAAGGATGCCGATACAGTTGACCCTGACTATGTCGAAGAGATGGCTAGACAATATGGCGAAGAATCAAACGTATTTCGTGTGAGGGTGTTAGGACTCCCACCAACGACTGACGATAATGCGATTATGGGCAGAGCTCTAGTAGAGTCTGCAATAAGTCGTGACGTAGAGGCAACAAATGTCATGCCTGTTTGGGGTATAGACATAGCTCGTATGGGTAGTGACAGATGTGCCCTATGTAAAAGAAAAGGCAATGTGATTACAGAGCCTATCAAACATTGGGGTGGTAAAGACCTGATGGAAACAGTAGGCATCATCGTTGCTGAGTATGAATCAACCCCATATAAAGACCGACCAAGTGAGATACTGATTGATTCGATTGGTTTAGGTGCAGGTGTTGCTGACCGATTAGTAGAATTAGATTTACCTGCTCGAGGAATAAACGTTGCTGAGAGTTCGAGCATGAGTGACCGATATATGCGTCTTCGAGATGAGTTATGGTTTAAGTGTCGAGAGTGGCTCGAGCAAAAAGACTGTCAGATTCCTGACCAAGAAGAATTGGTCAACGAGCTAACTGCTGTGCAATATGAGATATTATCGAGTGGTAAGTTCAAAGTCGAGAGCAAGGAGCAAATGAAGAAACGTGGATATCGTTCACCTGATATAGCCGATGCATTAATGTTGACGTTTGCAGGTATGGCAGTGCGAGCATCAGGAAGTGGTGTAGGATATAAGTTCAATCAGAAGATTGAGTATGGTAATAGTGGGTGGATTGTATGAGCAATATCATCAAATTTCCTAATGCTTACCATATCGATGAATATTATAAGCTGTTAGATAATGATGACGTTAATGATGCTTATAACTTCTTTGGTGAGATTATTACCGATTTAATGGTACAAGGGATAGCTAGTGGCGATACCATCGCTACAGCACTCTGTATGTTGGCTCACGACATACTTAAAGGGCAAGAGATGGATGAGGAAGATATTGAGGTCTTCGTAGATACCATATTCCCAAGAAGTGGGTTTAGGTTAGATTTAGATTAACCACCTACTAATAAAAGAACGTGCATTTTAGTAACCCTTGTAAAATAGCTTTATATTTGTAGGTGGGTCGTAACTTAGAGAGGAAACATGGCAAAAGTTAAAGAAGTTAAACTGCATGAGCCTACTTATAAAGGCACATCACAAGGTCGTAGACCCATAACTTCCACGATGAATAAGTCAAAAAGACGTAGTTTTAAGAGATATAGAGGACAAGGCAGATAATGGCTAAAGACCCTAGATTAACTCGATTAGGACTCGATAAGTACAATAAATGCAAAAGAACACCTAATCACCCTACTAAATCCCATGTAGTAGTGGCTAAAGAGGGAAACCAAATTAAAACTATTCGGTTTGGTCAACAAGGTGTTAGTGGTGCAGGTAAGAGTCCTAAAACGGAAAGTGAAAGAAACAGAAGAAAGTCTTTTAAAGCAAGGCACGCAAAGAACATTGCAAGAGGCAAAATGTCAGCAGCATATTGGGCAGATAAGTGTAAGTGGTGATATGTCAAAAAGGGATAAAAGAACAATCGAGGGAATCGTTGCTGAATTAGAAGTTCAAAAAGAGTTAACGCAAGACCCAAATTTGTTAGTCTTTGTACCCCTTATGGGATTAGGTCTTGTCGATATTGTTACGTTAAACAGAGTAACAGGCGAGTTTAAAGCATACGATGTTAAGGCTCGTAGTATTAGACAATCGGATTATGTGACGAAAGATGGTCACTTTAAAAACACAAAAGGTAAGTTGATTCACCGACCAAGAAGTGAAGAACAAAAAAGACTTGGTGTAGAAATCAGATACCCCAAAGAAAAGGAATAAATCATGCCCTACGATACATACAGCACAAAACAAAAGAAACTCGCTGCTATGGCAGGCAATCGTAAGAAGATAACTGCTGCTGACTTAAAAGCTGTTAAGAAGAGCAAAAAGAAAAAAGGTAAGTAAATGCCAAAAATGGATGATAAAGATTTTCAGTCACTCATCAATGACCATATGGTCGATGCTGTTAACTATTATGATACTGAATATTCTATGGATAGGGCAGAAACCCTAGATTACTATTTGGGTGAACCATTCGGTAATGAAGTAGAAAATAGGTCACAAGTAGTAGCGACAGAAGTATCTGATACAATAGAATACATTATGCCACAACTGATGAAAGTGTTTCAGTCATCAGATAAGTTTGCACATTTTGTAGCAAGACAACCTGAAGATATTGAGGCAGCAGAACAAGCTACTGACCTCGTCAATTATGTAATGAACAACGATAATAATGGTTTCGTTAATATCTATAATTGGTTTAAGGATTCTCTACTGTTTAAGATTGGTGTCTTAAAAGTATTTTGGGAAGAAAACATTCAGACAGTTGAAGAGTCTTATCAAGATTTATCAGAAGATGAATTAACAATCCTTATGGATGATGAAGACATAGAGATTGTTTCTCAGTCTACTAATGAAATTAGTGTTGGTGTTAATGAGGAAACAGGCGAGATTGAATTAGACGAGCAGATGGACATTGAAGAAATTGCTCCATCTGAAAATCAAGTACCATTAGCTGTTACATACGATGTAGAGGTAAAAAGAAGAAAGAATAGTGGTCGTGTAAAGATTATGAACGTACCACCTGAAGAGTTCTTATTTTCAAGACGTTCAGTATCATTAGAAACAGCCGACTTTGTTGCTCATCGTTCAAGTATGAAAGTTGGTGACCTTGTTGACTTAGGTTACGATTATGACACTGTATTATCGAAGTCAGGTTATAACGAAATCGATAATGAGGCAGAAGTACAACAACGTTTCCAAGACGTTGAGGCAGGTACACGACATGATAGTAAGAATGACCCTACTATGCATGAGTGTCTTGTTACTGAAATATATATGAGAGCAGACTATGATGGCGATGGTATTCCTGAGCTGAGAAGAGTCTTATGTATTGGTGAAGATAACTTTATTCTTGAGAATGAGTCTTTCGACCACATTCCATTCTGTATTTTATCGCCAATATTAATGCCACACAGAATGATTGGTCGTTCTGTGGCAGAAATGGTCAAGGACTTACAATTAATCAAGTCTACGATTCTTAGACAGCTATTAGATAACATGTATTTGACTAATAATAGTCGTGTTGGTGTCGTAGAGGGTCAAGTCAACCTCGAAGACTTACTATCTGCTAGACCGGGTAATATTGTGCGTATGAGAGCACCGGGTATGGTGCAACCACTAGCTGTTCCACAAATTGGTCAGAGTGGTTTTAATATGCTTGAGTACATCGACCAAGTGCGTGACCAACGTACAGGTTTCTCTAAAGCATCATTAGGATTAGACCCTAAAGTATTACAATCAACAACAGCACAAGCTGTTAACTCAACAATACAGGGTGCACAGCTCAAGACGGAGATGATTGCTCGTGTGTTTGCAGAAACAGGTTGTAAGGACTTAGCAAGAATTGTTCTACTTCTTTGTCAAAAACATATGATGAAATCACGAGTCATTAGAATTAGAAACGAATATGTAGATGTTGACCCTAGAGGTTGGGATAACGAATTTGATATCTCTGTTGATGTTGGACTCGGAAATGGTAAAGAAGAAGAAAAACTGCAAATGTTATTACAGATTGCAGGTAAGCAAGAACAACTCATACAAACACTTGGAATGAGCAATCCTGTTGTTAAACCAAGTCAGTATGTAAATACGTTAGCTAAGATAATCGAGATGGCAGGATTTAAAGATACATCACAGTTCTTTAATTCTGCTGAAGAAATAGACCAAGTGTTAACACAGCAACAACAGGCTCAGGCTCAAGCTAGTGGTGAACAAGGTGCTATGGCAATGCAATCGAACTTAGATATGCAAAAACTACAGGCAGATATTGCATTACAACGTGAGAAGATGATGTTGGAACTAGAACTCGAAAGAGAAAAATTCCAACAACAAATGGCTCTTCGTAGAGAAGAACTACAAGCAGAATTAGATTTAAGACAACAAAAGTTAGCATTAGGTGGCGAAGTAAGCACAAATCTACCTAAAGCATAAGGGGGTGACTATGGGGTTGGATGATGAAAGACAACGAGGATTATTAGCTGAAACACTCAGGAATAATCCATTACTGAAAGAAATATTTCAGGTGTTGAAAGATTCTTACATCACTGATTGGTCACAGACTGAGTTGAGTGATGCTGAGAAAAGGGAACAATCTTTTTATTTGCTGAGAGCTCTGAATGATATTGAGGGTCAGATTGACTCTATTATATCGACAGGGAAATTAGCATCTCAGCAGATTGATAGCATTGTTCGTAAAAAATAACTAACAATGGAGTAAAAAAAATGGCTAGTATTCCTACTGATGGAACTAACATAGAAAGCATTGCATTAGATAAATCAGATGCAATCAATTTACTTTTGAATAGAAATAACACCCCTAATCAGGCAAGTGAAGATATTCAAGAGTCGGAAGATGCTCAAGAGGCATCCATCGAAGAAACCGAAACAGAAGAAGAAGTGGAAGTCGCAGACCAATCCACTGACGATGATGTAGAGGAAGAAGATGAACAGTATGACGAAGAATCCGATGAGGAAGAAGTCGCTGTATATTTAGCTAAGATTGATGGTGAGGAGGTCGAGGTAACTGCTGATGACCTAATCAAGTCTTATCAACTCGAGGCGACTGCACAGAAACGATTGCGTGAGGCAGCAGAGGAACGTAAAAAAATCCAAGCTGACGCACAGCAAGTTGAGGCAGAGAGGAAATATTATGCTGAAAATCTAGCACTGTTACAAAATGCACTGAACCAAATGGAACAAGGCAATCGTACAGAGCAAGAGTGGGCAGAATTATATCAACGTGACCCTATTGCTTATATGAAAGCAAAAGAAGACGTTAGAGATAAACAAACTAAGCTACAAGCATTACAACAAGAACAGGTAGTCTTACAGCAAAGACAAGTCGAATCCGAACAGGCTAAACTCCTCGAGAGAATACCTGAATGGAAAGATTCTGAAGTTGCAACGAAAGAACGAGCCAATATTGTTACTTATGCTCAGAGGTTTGGTTTTTCTGACCAAGAAATAGCAGCAACGAATGATAGTCGTGTTGTTGACTTACTTCGAAGAGCATACCTTTACGATGCACTACAATCAAGAAAACCAACTGCAACGAAAAAGGTTAAGAAAGCTCCTAAGATGATTAAGTCAGGGCAACCGAAATCAAAAGTTAATGTTTCCCAACAAAACCGAAAATCGGCTTTTGATAAACTAAATAAGAGTGGTCGCAAAGAAGATGCGATTGCTTACCTATTAACTAAATAACTGATTAAGGAAAACTAAAATGGCAACTTATACAACTTCAAGTGCTGTTGGTGAAAGAGAAGACCTTAGCGATATTATTTACAGAATTGACCCTACAGAGACACCATTGGTAACAGCTATGGCTAAAGAAACCACATCAGGTGTTACAACTGAGTGGCAAGTTCAAGAACTAGCTGCTGCTGTAGA